CGACACCAACGCGGCCGTATCGTCGATTAATCAATTCTTCAGCACTTTCGACCAAGGCGCTGCTCAAGCATCGAGCAAGCTGAGGTCTGCGTTCAACGAGCCAATTAAGACCGAGGTTGAGATCGTTCTCAAAAATGGCGAGCTGGTCGCCAAGAAAATCGAGCAAAGCAACAGCAATACCAAAAAACTCAAGGATACTTTCAAGGCCCTTAACGGAGAGGTTGGAAAGACCCCTAACGCACTTAGGCAGCAGATGAAAATCCTGGAGTCTCTCCGGGGCAGTACGAAAAAGTACAAAGATGGCACCAGGCGGCTGACCAAAGAGTGGAAGATGGTCGAGGACCGGATCAGACAGGTCAAGGCCGAGCAGGATAGGCTGAGCAACAGCGGCGGCGGAATGGACAACCTCATTGGCAAGTTCGCCTTGGTGCAAACCCTGGCAAACCTGGCTACCAGTGCGATCCTTAACTTGACAAATCAAATTAAGGAATTGGCGAGCACTGGCGTTCGCATGGAAATGCTGATGCTTCAGCTTGAGGCCTTCACGGGCGGCGCGGATCAGGCCAAGGCAGCGTACGAGGAATTCGCTAACATTGCTCGTGCTACACCGTTCAACGTTGAGCAGATTGCGAATGCAGGCAAGATCATGATGGCTTTCGGTGTCGACACCGAGACTGCTACCGAAATGACAAGGCGCTTGGCGGTCGCTGCTGCGGCTACTGGCGGAGACGTTAACAACCTGGGACGAAACTTGGGTCAAATTTCTGCTCAGGGACAGGCTTACACTCGCGACTTGCACCAGTTCGCGATGCAGGGTTTGCCTATCTGGGAAGAGATGAGCATGGTTACCGGCAGGAGCGTTTCGGAGCTGAAGAAGCTTGCCTCCGAGGGTAAGATCAGCTTCGACATCGTTTCGGCGGCGATTAAAAACATGACCGCTGAGGGTACAGCCTTCGACGAAGTTTCCAAGCGCATGCAAGAAACCTTTGCGGGTCGACTGGACGCAATGGAAACAGCTGCCAACAACCTGTCACTGGGCATGGTTCAAGCGTTCAACGAAATGGATCAGGCCATGGGCGGAATCATAACCGGCGCAATGAAGGGCTTCACGGAAGCTCTGGAGAACATTGCAAAGCAGCTGCCCGCAATCGGAAAGGCGGTCGGCCAAACCTTCAGCGATATTGGATCTATATTCTCCTTTGTTGGCGACATCTTTGGCACGGTTTTTGAGTTCATGGGCGGAGTTCGGGACCTGATTACCGAGGTTGTGGTTCGTGCAACCGGACTCAAGGCACCCTTTGATGCATTGAAAGGTGCTCTTGACGGTCTGAACATACCCCTAGAAATCGCTGGAGGCCTCATCGCCGCAATGGCCGGACCTGCTGTTCTTGTTGGAATTGGTCTGGTTGTTAAGGGTATCTATGGCATGATGACTGCGACTTACGCTTACATCAAAGCTCAGATTATGTCACTGGGCCTAAGCGGTCCTGCTGGCTGGGCGACCCTTGCCGCGGCCGCAGGTGTAACCGCTGGAGCTTATCTGCTGCTTAGGGACAACCTGAACGAAGCCAATGCGGAGATGGAGAAAAATAATCAGACGCAAAAAGAAAGCGTACAGGCCGCTACGGAAGCCGCGGATGGTCAGGGTAAGATCAAGGTTGCGATTGATGATACGACGGATGCCCTTAAGCAGCAGGCAGACCAGCTCAAGATAAACGCTGACAAAGCAAAGCAGCAATACCAGGACGCCAAAAAGGAGTCCGACGCGCTGAAGGAGTCTATCCTGCTGCGAATCGAGGATGAAAAGAATGCCGTTCAAGAACTTATTGACCAAAAGAAAGACTCAATTCAGGAAGAAAAAGACGCCTATAAAGCACTCAAAGAAGAAACCAAGCAACGCTACGACGACGAGCTGGCTCGAGTAAGGGAAATTTACGACTTGCGACTCGAGGCTATTAATGCCGAGCGCGATGCTCTCAGCGAACGAGGTCCAAAAGAGCAAGAACTGTACGAACTGCGCAAGCAAGAGTTGCAACAAAAGCTTGACTCCGCCGATCTAAGCAAGAAAGAAAGGCTTGAAATCGAAGCAAGGCTTGAAAGAATGGGGCGTCAAGAGAAGATGGAGGAACTCTCGAAGCGGCGCAAAGAGACGCAGTTGAAGAAAGAGCAAGAAATCAAGCAGATCGAAGACGAGAAAGAAAAAACGATGAAGGAGCAGGAGAAGCTGCATGATAAAAAGCTTGGCAAGATGGGTACGGAGCTTGAACAGCTAGAGGGAATTAAATCAAAACTGTAAGAACAGAAGGAGGCGGTCAACCGGGTGGTTCAGTCTACTCAGGTGTATAACGGTGACCTGCAAACTGGTATCAACAGGCTTGGCGTCCAGATCAGTAGGACAAATGAACTGAAGAAGAAGTGGGAGGACGTCGCCAGAGCCGCAAGGGAAGCCAATACGGCGGCAAAGCAGCAAAAAACCAATTCCCGGTCCGGATCGGGTACGCCAAGCACCTCTAACTTCGCGGGCGGTCCAATCGCTGCTGGCACGACCTCCTGGGTCAACGAACTTGGCAAGGAAGCCTTCCTGTCCGCCAGTGGCCGCCTGAGCATGATCAACGACACGCACGGCAAGTGGACCGCGCCTACGGACGGAACAATTATTCCTGCTCACTTAACGAGTCAGCTCTCAATCCCGACAGGCGGCATCAACCTGAATAAAGCTGCATCTTCTAACGCCTCTCGTGCAGGCTCCGGCGGAATGGCTTCCATGGTTCGCGCCATCCAAGGTTCCATGAGCGGTGACACCTTCAATCAGAGCGTAACAGTCCAGGCGGCCAACCCAGTTCAAGCTGCAAACAACATGATGGTGGAAATGACCCGCCTCAAGCGTCGCCGCATGGGACGATAGGCATCCTTGGTCAGACGCTACCGCTCCCTTGTTCGTATTTGGTGATCCGGTCGAGGCCGCAAAGATGCAGATAAACTCGATCCTGGAAGTGTCTGGCCCAGGGCTTCCTGACGTCCACTTCGACGAAATGGAGCTGGAAGATCAGCGCAACGCCATGGCCTACCTTTACGCAGCCCTCACCAGAGCGCTCAAGGAGGACCTGGAAGGCGCTATGATCGATGTTTTGACGGAATGGTACGACGAGGTGTTTACAATCCTCATGCAGACCGACGACCGTTTCAGGGAGAGGTTCTACGAAGGGGTTATCTGGCCCCCTGGCGGCAGGGCGGTAAGGGCAAAGTACTTGGCGCTTGCGGAGAAGGCTTCGGAATCCTAGCCCAGCTAAGTAATCCTGATGACGGCCCTGTTGATTGGTATCTCTTACACGGCATCAGGTGGTACCGCGTACAATTTTCAGATTGATAATTTTGGGGACAACGCTATGCCTCGTAGCTATGTTGGCGCCGCGTCCTACGGGCAGTCGGCCAACGGTGCAAGCATCCTCGGAGGGCCGGCTTACGCAGAGAAGTATCAATGGGTAATTTCGACCGTTATGCCGACCACGGATGCTCAAAATTTCGACACCATGTTCAGGGCCTGGGACTCGGATAGAGCGTCCGGGCTGACAGCTGCTTGCGGAGTTAGCGACCAGACCTGGGGCGCAACTGTTACTACTAGCGCTATCTTTGCAACACCTCCCAGCTACACAAGGCTTAGTCCAATCCTGACCCTGGTCAGCTTCGGCCTGCAGGAGGTTTGATCATGAGTTACCTTGTACAGAAGACTCGCGCCGCCCAACTACTGATTGGCGGGCAAGACTACACTTCAAGCCTGGTAAGTTTTCAGGTAAGCGATACCGGCGCATTCAAGAAAGGCCTGATAACCACATCGGGAAGCTTGGTACTTGGTCAAAGGCCTGGTCAAACGGATATAGAAGATTACGATAGAGACCTTTTCAAACGTGGCACCGTCGTCACGCTTGATGTAACAGAACCCGGAGGCTCTACATATCGCCACCCTCGCGGCTATTTATATGTAATTAGCACGTCCTATGACGTGGAAAACGAGCAGCTGGTGGTTGAAATCGCCTGTCAGATCTCCTTAGCTTACCTGACAGACAATACGAGTGCGATTCTACCATTGGTGCCCATCCCCTTGGACCCGGCCCAGCGAACGGTTGAAAACTGTTCCGCAAGTTTCGCATCAGCCGGGATGGTGCTTTACCAAAACAACCAGGGCAATCTGGTAAGCCGTAAGTTCTTCGGCACTGACTCAAGCTCCGGCATTGAGGCGGGAGAATGGACGTCGGTCCTTGGCGCTACAGCTATTTCAGTAGCCCCGCTAGCCAATAGCGGTGCAATTCCGGATACAATCAACCTTTCGTATCAGGTGCCGGTCGGAGTGCTGGCTGGCGATGAGACGGGAAAAGTTGACACTGTCATCGAAACCTCTAACTACTTTGTCAACTATCCTGCAACCGTGTGGGAGCGCATTCCGGATCCCAAGCCTACCGGTGAAATTCAGCTTCCCGACGAAATTAGGGAAATCCCTCAGGAGTCCGTGCCCACCTCAAGCTGTGGACAGGTTCCCTCGCCACCTGAGCCTAACGGCACCGAGGTTGTCCCGGGCGGCGTGGAAATGTACTATCTCTGCAGCGACCTATGGACTACGGAAAGGGCTACCGTATATTTGCCCGCTACACGTGTCAGTACGTCAAGTACGACCTATGGCGGCCCCGCTGGTCAGGTTTCATTTGTACTGCAGGAGGTCGTCGGCCCGGAACTGGAGGCCAACTCCAGCTATTTTGCAGACTACTACGCTTACTGTCAAAACACCTATGGTTACGCTTGCAACCCAACAGGCAGCTGCGAGTATTATGGTATGGACAATCATGTCCTGTCTAAGGTTGAAACGTTTTACGAATACGGTGATGCTGGTGAGCTGGTCAGAACTATCCAAGACAGCTATCGGACCCTTCTTTCAGCGTATAACACCGACGATTACAGGGCCGGCATACAAAATGGCGTAGCGGTCGGCTTTAACTCGGATCTTTCTGCTTCTGATGGATTGTACAGGGTTTCTCGCGTTATCACTGAAAACAGTCAGGAAAATAACAACAATATTCAAGTGACAACTACCTTTACAAGCGTGACCTCTCGCGGAGTTGGCGCCACCTCGGGAGCGTCTCTCGATGCGCTTGACGGCATTGTTACAAGCGTTAGAAGGGAGTCTGTAACGACTACAACACTTGACGTTCGTCCAGACTCGGTAAACGCCCCCACCACCTCGACAGAAGAGAAATCCAAAACGCTTCTGCTTACTAAGTCGGGGTACATTACTCCGCCAAGCGAGGCCGCGGACTACATTTTTGAGGATTCGATTCCCTCTCCCCTTTTGTCTGAGACCGCAAGTCAGGTTGAAGGATGGGTTGTGGACTACTGCGAGTACGCGAGGAGATTTGTCAAGGGCGACCTGTACGGACTGCAGATCGCGGAATCCCTTCGGTCAGAAATCGTCGACGGATGGTACCCTGGCATGCCATTCCGTTATGCGGACACGGCCAACGGCAAGGTTTCGGCGATGAGGATGGATGCCTGTACGTGGGGCGTAACCCCTGACGAGGCCTTGGTTGTTACGAACGGCGTTTGGCTCGGCTTCTCTTCTGGTACATTGGTTATTGAAGACAACTTGTCCGGCAACTCTGTGCCTGACCTGGTTGGCAATAGCCCCATCCCGCCAACGGGTCCCGGCCTGCCCCCATATATTGACAATGATCTGGTAGGCCAAAGCTTTGAGTTTCGTGTCAATGTTGAGCTCAGCCTTAGCTCTTCAGCATTTACTTACGGGACCTTCCCTCCAAACCCCGAGGACATGACAGGCTTGGTCGAAGGAGCTCTTGCTACTTATGTAAATGGGTTTGTTGTGGAAACCGGGGGCCTACTTGAAACAGGTGGTACGGGAAGTCTTCCAGTAGAATATGTCGGCAGTCTTCTTACATCGAACGCAACGATCGTGACCGCGGATCTCTTCGCTTGAGGTCCGTAGGAACCCTAACGGCGATCAGCCTAAAGCCAGATGACAATTGCTGCTAAAATTTCCTCTACGGAAGTTGACAACATCCTTTCGAATCGGTATGTCGACCAGTATTTTGAGGCTCGGCTGATTAATCTGCCCGCCTACAGCTACACTCCCGGCACGGCCGGCGCTGATGCCACCCTGCTTGCGGGCGAGGTTGCCGTGGGTACCGCCGGCTATCAGCGAAGAGTTATTGG